GATTCCTGATTTCGCAACAACAAAACAACCGCACCAAGTGCGATCGCCCAGGGTATCCAGTTGCTTTGTTTCGCGTCTGCCATCAATCCATCCTTGTGTTATGCCCCAGTCAACTCACCGAATCTAAGGGCTTCGGAAAAGTTCGGGTTGAGCGGGGCTTATTCGTCGTCACCTACCGAAACGTCGAAAGGCTCATCGCCGTCAACCGCTTCGCTTGGCGTCTCAATCTTTTGACCCTGCCACCACAACCAAAGCTTGATTGCAATCTGGATGAGCAAAAACAACGTCGCTGGATCAATCCCAACCAATTCAGGATGTGAGCCAAAAAGCAAACGCCCGGCCTCCTCATCTCCGTCAATTGTCTTTGCGACTAGATCCGCCACCGTTGGATCGGATCGCCGAGCAACCCAAATTTCCCGAGCCGCATTCCGTGCCCTGAGTCTATCCCTGAATCGTAATCGGCTCACTTTTTCACCTCAGCATCCGGCAAAGGCCTGATTGAATCCCCGACGATCCAAGCACCCACCGCAAAGACCAATTGAGTGATCTGATCGTCAGTAAGTGGCACCTTGTCCCGCAACACAACCACGGCAATCGTAGCCGCTGCCGCCCAAAATCGTTTTGATTTTACCAATTCGCCAATGTTCATTTTTCCTCTCCTTTCGTGTAGTTTAGCCTTGACCGCCACCCAAGGCAAGCAACTGGCCTAAATTCGCTTTAGGCGATCAATCACCATCCTGCCAACCAACTCCGCTACTTGCGGGACTACTGCGTTTCCGAGCCCTCTAAGCCGGTCCACCCGAGCGGGAATCCCATGAGCCACTCGACCCACATCGGGCTCAACTGCCCACCACTCGCTTCTGAAAGACTCGGTCCCGCGGTCCTTCCACGTTCCGATTGCGTTTTGCCCTTGCCACTTTTCCAGTCCCTCGCTGTTGGAGTCGGCCACATCTTCACCGCATCGTTGATCGTCATTTGACGTTGAGCACCGCTTGGCCTGTGCGTTGCTTGTGGATCTTTTGCCGGCCCGCGATTTCCCCAATTCGCATCGGGCGTAGGCCATGACGAAAACCCTGTCCCTGATATGCGGAGCACCAACGTAGGCAGCTGGTATGCAATGCCATTCAGCATCATACCCGACCTCGGCCAACGTCCCGAGAACTCTGCCCAGCCCTCGAGTAAGCAACGCTGCCACGTTCTCCAACACAACCGCTCTTGGTTGCAATTCTCGAACCAGGCGAACGGCTTCAAAGAACAAACCGCTTCGCTCTCCGTCAAGACCTGCCCCGAGTCCGGCGTAGGAAATATCTTGGCATGGAAATCCACCGGCGATGATATCAACTCGCTCAAGGTTTCGGGCTGAACACTCTCGGATATCTCTTTCGCGATGTACTTTCGGCCAATGCTTTGCAAGGACTTTTTGCGCATAATCGTTTATCTCCACCTGCCAGACACATTCCATACCGCAACGCTCAAAACCTAGATCGATACCACCGATCCCAGCAAACAAACTGCCAAACGTTAAGCCGCTCATTTTCGCTTTACACGCCTCCGATCCCGCTTAGGCCTGCTTGGCCGCTTTTTCTGGTTGCGTGCCATATTAATCCCCAAATGGGTGTTCATCGCCTCGAAAATTAGGTAGCTCAAAGTCACGTCGCGACGGATCGCCTCGGCTTCCCACTTAGACCACGCCTGAGGATCCTGGGAAATGTTTTTGCGTGCTTTCATTCTCTTACCTCGATCCATGTACCGACAGTTTCGCCAACGCCAACGTACCACTTTTGAACTTCGAGCGAGTACACCTGCGAATCATCCTCGTAAGCAATTCCATTGAGCGCGTCAAGAATTGCCTTGGCAAGATTGTCGCTGTCCGGCTTAGTCACCTTGGGCTCTGGTTGCTCGCTTCGCTTCTTGCTGTGCCCCTTTGGACGTGCAAACCAACAATCAATGTTGACGCAAACCGGCCCCTTAAGGATTTCGCCGCCTGCGTTGACGTAAGCTAACCGTACAGCCTGCTTAAAGGCATGGATCGGATGCTTGGCGTCAACGTAAGCCCTCGCAAAACCGCCTCGGGTGGAAACCTTTGGGCGTGGTTGGGCTACCGGATCGCCCGGGATAAAGATTATCACTTTGCTTCCTCCTCTTGGATCAACCGATCAAGATACCACTTGGCCTTTTTAAGATCCTCGAAGCCGTTCTTGAACCAGCATCGCAAGACGTATTTGAGAACCTGCCAGTGCAGCCCAGCGGCCTTGTTGTTTGGCGCCTTGGCAATCGCGGCCTCGATGATGTCGATCGTTTCTGCAGGCCCTTGCCTGTAATGCGATGGGTTGACCGGATCGCTCGAACTGTTCGGAATTTCCGAAGAGTTGGTTTGACTTGTCAAGGATTGCTTGACAACCGTTTCAGGCTCGCGATTCAAGAACTTAAGTTCCGAGGGTCGGCACCATGTCAAAAATTGCTGATCGAGCGATTTGAAAAACCAGCTTTCCCCTTTCAATATCGCTGTTCCGATTGTCCCATGCCTCGAATGATTGGGCACCATGAAAATGGCATTTACACCCTCCGGGTACTCGACCTTAGCAACTGCTTCGGGCTCGACGGGCTGGCATTTGCTTTTTGCAATCCAAACCTGGCAACCATATTCACCGACGGCCAATCGCACGCCAGCGGTTTCGCTGACGTCGAGGACAACCGCCTTGATCCAAACCTCGTGGCCTCGTTTCATTTCCCGTCCCTCCGTGCTGGATGGTCCTTGGTTGTTAATCGATTGATCCATTTTTGCAACTCCTTTTTTTCTTGTTGCACCTGAGATAGTTTTCGACTCGTCCGCTCAAGCTCACGCCTAAGATCTTTGATTTCTTCACCCATGTCGTCGATGAGAGAGATGATTTTTCGCTGTGTCATAATCTTCCCGCCTTGTCGTGCTCATCAATTATCGCTTGGTTTAACGCCTTGCATTCATCGAGCGAAATCTCGCCAGATTTATACCTGTCCCCGTTGGCCATAATTCGAGCGTAGTATGGAGCCAACAAAACTGGATTTTTTTGAGCTCTCGGATTGTCTCGGATCTCCTTAACTAGCAAATGCTTTTTAGCATTGTACCGATCCTGCATCACAACCGCCTTTATGTGCAACGCAACATCCTGCAGTTCATACCCTTGAGGAGCTGGCAACTCTCCTTTGGTCCACCTGTAGATCACGCTCACAGCCTCAGAAACGCTAACCTGCACCAGCACCCCACACCACACTTCAATAGTAGCATCGGGCTTTGGACTGTGTTGCTTGAGCCATCCATGCACGCTTGGAAGATGTACAAAAACTACCTCGTTAAAAAACAATCTACCTTCGCTCAAGTCCACGCTTAACCTCCTCCTCGATTTGCTTCAATCGTTTCAACGCCTCTTGATCAACTGGATTTTCAGCTTCCTTGCGAAGCCTAGCCTCCTCCGCTGTTTCTTTGCCGTATCGCCTAGGGCTTGCCGCTGTGGCCACCCTGGGCTTATGGAGATCGTTAGAGGAATCACAAATGTTCTTTGCTCCAAGCCGAATCGAAAATGCAATGTCCTCGATCGCCTTTTGCTCTCCGCGTCGCATCAAGTCCATGAGAATCTCGTTTTGGCGAATTTCTGGGATCGGCTTTCCGTCTTGAGCAAACCGGAAATCGCACCAACGCTGCCAGTCTTTCTTCAACCCGTCTGGGCAAGCCGGGTTGATTGATTGATTTATATTCTCTTCTCTTCTCTTCTCTTCTCTAGGCGTTACTGTAACGTTACGCGTTACGTTACGCGTTACGTTACTTTTATCGACCAACCCAAGCCTTTTTTTCTCCCTGTATCTGGCTTGCCTTTCAGCGTTTTTCGACTTGTTTTTTCCATCAGGCTCCACGTTGTATTCGTCAAAAAACCTAGGAAAAACTAGCCCCTGAGCATCTTCTACCACCCATGAAACCGACGCCATCGCCTGACCAAAACCGGGCATGTCGGAGATGTCATCGAGGACCCAAAGACCACTTCCGTAACACACCAAATCATCCCCGTTACGCACTCCGCGATGCCGGACGACACCCCACACCGATAACAACGCACCAACGCAAGCGTTACGCATGGTGTTACGCGTTACGTTACGCGTTACGTTACTATCCGCGTTACTCGTTACGCTCAAAAGCTTCTCCGCCATAAGGCAGACTTTCGGATCGCGGTAAAGATCCGTCCTCATTTTGATCCAGTCGTTAGCCATGCTTTTCGGGGTGCCTTTCGAAAAGTGACTCCCCGGGACACACGGTTGGCACCCGAGACCGAATGGTCCTAGAAGTGCCCCGGGGAGTCGTTGTTTTTTGTTTTGCCGGGTGCCAGCCAGACATAAGAATCTTACCTATTGAAAAAGCTTTAGGTTGTTCGCATTACAAAAAAATTCAACGACCAGCCGACTACGGAAGACTAGGCGGCATTTTCTCTCTGTCCGCGCTCGAATTCCTCCAATCAACAAGATCGTAGTTCAGATAGCGAAGCATATCGATCAGTGACATACCCTTCTCGATTGCGTCAATAGCTTGCGTAAATCCGTGCATAAACCCACGCCGATAGCTACGCTCCGATGCCGTTGCCGCGTCACCCCATTTTGGCAATTCGCTGAGTTTTTTCGGCTCTTCCATGTCATTTCCTTTCAAGCAAAAAACTGTCAAACATCAAAACAAAAAAAAGAGCCGCCCGCCCGCTAGAACGGACGACCCTGTGGCAAGCCGTGCGGAGATTAGACGCACGCAATACCTGCGGTCGATTGGGTGTATCAAGCCCGGCTCGTACCGCTGACCAGCTTTTTAGGGGTGCCATGGCCGATAAGACGCCACGCACGATCCAAGGCAAGCCAGCCTTTTAGGTAGTGTTAAAATAAAGTCGGTTGTGTTTCTTGGTCTCTTTGTGTTTTGATCGAGGCAAGGTTTTTGACGGCTTGCCTGTAATAACTAGGTTTGAGCTCACAACCAATACCGCGACGACCAAGAGACACCGCCCCGTAGACCTCAGAGCCAACGCCCATAAATGGAGTCAGGACGACATCACCGGGATTGCTCCAGAGCTCTACAGAACGTTGGATTACGTCAAGCTGCAACGGGTGCTGGTGCCTTTCGTCTCCTTCGTCCTTGCTCTCCTCGTATGGCAACACCCTATCGAGTCTAATGTCATCCCAAAAGCACGATGCGTAGTTTCGCCAAATCCAATGAGAGTAGCGATTCTCTGTTTGCTTTCCAGTGTGACCTTTGTAGCGATGCAAATCCGAAGGGATTTCACGTTCGCCGTAGTACTCATGTAGCCCAGTTTCGTGGGTTACTGGCTCAGGATTAGAGCCCTTCTTTCGGAAGGGAATCAGATAGTCAGCCGCCGCAACGTTGGTCAATGTCGAATCCTCGCATATTTGGCGATGTGCAAGAGCCTTCGCCATAGTTCGATTTCGCACTGCCAGCGGTTCTTTCCAAATGCAAATCCTGGGTAAGTAGTCAAAACCTAGCTTTTCGTGCAAGCGAATGATATCGCCTGGAAAGTCTGTGTACCCGCAAATGTTCGCACCTTGTTTTGGTACGTCCATGCAATGTACCGCCGTGATCCTTCCTGGCTTTGTAGCTCTCGCGATATTTTCGACGATGAACGCGTAATGCTCAAAGAACTCCGCGTATGTTCGAGAATTCGAAAGATCCCTAACGCTGCTTGAGTAGTTGTAAAGACAACCTCCGTTTTCCGTAGCAAACGGCGGAGAGTATATCGAAAGCCCAATAGACTCGCTCGGTATAGTTGTGATCCACTCGGCAGAATCGCCGTTGTAAATCGCGTATGCGTCCGTGATTACTTGATCGTTTACAGCCATGTTGGCAACTCCTCTTTCTCAGAAAAATAATCCTTGGTTACAATGTGCATCGCGTCGTTCATGTGCTTACATAGCTCACGAAACATCCGCCGCGATTGCTCTTGTTTTCTTTGTAGATTCTTTATGATTCCTTGCTCACCTTCGCTAGCGATGATGTGAACATTGACATCGTTTTTTTGACCAAAGCGATAGCACCGCCTGACCGCTTGATAGTATTGCTCAAAGGAGTGCGAAGGAAACACGGTAACGTTGTGGCAATGTTGCCAGTTAAGGCCCCACGCTCCGATCTTCGGCTTAATTATCAACCGCTTAATGTGACCGCTAGAAAAGGCAATCAACGCCTCTTCTTTTTCGTCGTCCTTCATGCTTCCAGATATTTGAACGGAGTCAGAAACAATCTTTTGCAGCGTGTCGCCCTCTTGGTTTAGCTCGCACCACAAAACTGATGATCCTTCGTGTCCGTGAACAATCTCGGCGGCCACCTCGCAACGCTCTTGTACTGTCCTGCGTCGCTCCTCCCTTTCCTCTTGCATGTCCCTTGCTGGTAGTGCAAGCAAATACCCATCGCGAAGCTTAGAGGATTTCACAACGTGCTCGATCTCATTAAGCTTAGGGAGGACAAATTTCGACCCATCAAAGCCAATATCCTCGGGTCTTTGAATGGACCTTGCCCATGAGCAAACCCACGACCAAAAAGGCTGTTCGGCATGACCACGAAAGCGGTATTTTGTTCGCCCCCATCCATGATGATCCTTTGATGTTTCTTGCTTGAAAAACTTGGTTATCATGTCGCGAAAGCCCATAAGACCAAGAGCCTCGCTAGATGTGCCGAGCTCCCAAAAATCATTTGGAGCCGCTGTTGCCGTGCAAAGCAAACGAAACTCGATCGTCCTGAGAAAATCAACAACAACCTTCTTTCGCTCACTCTTAAAGTCTTTAATCCCAGACGACTCATCGCAAACGACGGCCGAAAAGTCACTAGGGTTGAGCTTGTGTAGTTGCTCGTAGTTTGTCACCCATACGCATGGAGTACCATCGAACCTTCCATCTCTGGAACGCTTTGCCTCAATACCGAATCGCTCAGCCTCTTTAATTGTTTGAGCACCTACTGCAATTGGAGTGACAATCAGAGCCGCTTTGTTTCTTTGCTCAATGATTTTTTGAGACCAAGCCAACTGCATCGCAGTCTTGCCCATTCCGCAATCGGCAAAGATAGCCCCACGTCCCTGACGCAAGGCCCATTCAACTAAATACGCCTGGAAATCGTAAAGCCAACTAGGCAGTTCTCCAGGGTCTACGCCGCATTCATTTCGCCATTGCGACTTTGATTCAATAAACTCATCGTAATTCATCGTTTTTAACCTCCGTTGAAAAACCATCCTCTTGAGCCTCAAGATCCCGAATAACCTTGAGTAACTCGACAATCATCGTCGCCAATGTCCCGCTAGTGCCTGTCCAGCAATTAGCAGAGCCAAACCTTCGAGCGTGCTGCTCGATTTCAATCAAACGCTCCGGTGTCATCGCCAGTACCTCTCCTTAACCAACCCCGCATTTACCAGCCTTGCATTGAGCGAGCCTGGTGCGACGTCCATAAGATTTTGGCCGTTGGTTATTGCCTTGGGATCGGCTGGCATTTTGTCGTAGATGATCGCCAAGTAACGACCGTACTTGTCTTGGATCGCTGGCTTTTTCGAGTTGGAAATTGACTGAACACAGCACTCCGAGCCCATGCGGTAGGTTATCTGCTCCACCTCGTTTTGCACCGCCTTTCCTGCCTTTGTTCGCAACTCCGGCGCATCAATGCCATAGAGCCGCATTCTGCACCTGCGGAAATTGTCGAAGCCAAGATCGATAAATAGATCAAACGTGTCACCATCAATAACCCAAACGATCTCCGCTTTGTAGATGTAAATCACTTGAGAACCTCCATCATTGCGTCCCATTCCGCCTTGGTGATTTCGACTAGGTCCAGGTGATTCCTTGCAGAGTAATTGTTTCGACCTTCTGGTGTCCACGATACCAAACCGTCCCAATTCTTGTAATGCACCACGCCAACCACCGGACATTGACCACGGCAGTTAGTCGCAAACAATGTGACTGGATGCGGTGGCAATAGAATTCCAGTTGTCCTGTAGTATTTATTTTTGTCGATCAATGCAATGCCTCCTGTATTCGTTTTTAATTGCTTCGGTTACGCGTCCGAAGCGTTTTTTTGTTTCATGATATGTTTGCCGAATCGCCTCTTGCTCAGGTAATCCAGCGTCGTAAATTTTAATACCTACTCGCTCGATGTAGGCTTCGGTTATTTGAATGTCCTCGTCGCTCACAAATCGCCTCTCAACTGGCAAACCAAACACCTCGGAGTGTACAAAGCCACGTTGCACTTCGAGCACCAGTAGCCAACGCTGGCGCGTCCAGTGCCTGAGGACTGCTTTCGCAGTTTGATTTTTCGCAAGTTGCCGTCGAGCGTGATAGGTTGACCATAGAAAAATGCCGCTCTTGCTAACAACATTTCGCGATGCTGGATATGAGCCTTGGCAAGTTTTAGCAGCGTATCAACCGGCCCAAAACCAAACCGCTCGTAACGTTCGCACGCATGGCACTTAGGGCTTCTCTTGCCTCTTGGCCGCCAATCGCAAATGATGCAACGTTCCATTAAAGCACCTCAAAGCCTTCTTTTTTAATTACAAGCATCTTTCCAGTTGGAAGTATAACTTCATCCCCAACCTCAACGGACCATCGACGTATAAGCAAAGGCTTTTTGCTTTCGCCTGGATCCGGCTTTTCATCAGCGTGCTCGATGCGTCGGCGATAATAGACATCTTCCGCTTGATCGCCATCCGATAAAACCAATGACCACACCGATCTATTTTTGTCCCAATACCAATCGCGTCTTTGTTTCGGCTCCGGTGGAAACTTCTCAAGCAATCGATACCCTTCGCCTGGATCGGGCTTGT